TTCTACCATCATTCATCTCTCAAAGAAAAAGGAGAAAGATGGAACGGAAGTCATCGGAAACATTATCAAGGCAAAGACTGCTAAGTCGCGTTTGAGTAAGGAGAATCAACAAGTTGAAGTTCGTCTTTATTATGATGAACGTGGTCTTGATAAGTATTATGGTCTGCTTGAATTGGGTGAACTTGGTGGTATGTGGAAAAACGTTGCAGGACGTTATGAAATTGATGGCAAGAAAATCTATGCCAAACAAATTCTTAAAGAACCTGAAGTGTACTTTACCGAAGAGGTAATGCAAAAACTTGATGTAATTGCTAAAGGTGAGTTTAGTTATGGTGTATGAAGAATATTCGCATCATAAAAACTAGAGTTGATGTATCCAAGATACTAGAGCAACTCAAACAATATCCAGAGGATTGGGGTTCTCAAAAGAATCTTCAAGACTCTGAACAATTGGACCCCACAGAATATACTGTAACTGTGGATGTTCTACAACTTATAATGGGTGGAGTCGAAACAGAAGACCAGTATGTTGGTAATACTGAAATTTGTATTCAAACTCCAGCATATGAGAAACATACGGAGATTCTTAATTACTTGGGAAAGTATTTTAAGAAACTTCGTCGTTGTGGATTTCTAGCATTACCTGTTGGTGAGATGGTAGGTTCTCATATTGACGAGGGAACTTATTATCTTACAAAAGATAGATACCATCTTTCCATTCAGGGAAAATACGAGTATACTGTTGGTGATGAAAAGATAATTGTTGAACCAGGAACACTCTTTTGGTTCAACAATAAACTTCCGCATAAGGCAGTAAATATTGGTGATAAAGTTAGAATTACTTTTGTATTTGATGTACCTCATCATAAGAAAAACTTATAGTTAAAATAATGGAACGACTTGAACTTACGATTCTCCGAAATCTTGTTTATAATGAAGACTACTCTAGAAAAGTTATACCTTTTATACAACCCGAATATTTTGAGCAAAGGTCTGAAAAGGTAGTCTTTGAGGAAATCGTTCAGTTTATTGTTAAGTATAATTCTGCAATCACCAAGGAAGCACTTGGTATTGAGATTGAGAATAGGACTGATTTAACGGAGACTGATGTTAAAGATATTCGTGAGGTATGTGAAACACTTAATGATTCGGTAGTTGAGAAACAGTGGTTGCTGGATACTACTGAGAAGTGGTGTCGTGACCGAGCAATTTATCTTGCTCTGATGGAATCAATTCATATTGCCGATGGTAATGATGGTAAGAAGAATCGAGATGCAATTCCAAGCATTCTTTCTGATGCTCTAGCAGTATCCTTTGATAATAATATTGGACATGATTACCTTCAAAATTATGAGGAACGTTATGAATTCTACCACCGAAAGGAAGATAAGATTGAATTTGACTTGGAGTACTTCAATAAGATTACTAAGGGTGGTCTACCTAATAAGACTCTCAATATTGCTCTCGCTGGAACAGGTGTTGGGAAATCGCTGTTCATGTGTCATGTGGCTAGTTCCGCCTTGTTACAGGGCAGGAACGTACTCTATATCACTCTTGAAATGGCGGAGGAGCGAATTGCTGAAAGAATTGACGCAAACCTGTTGAATGTTCCTATTCAGCAATTGGTTGATCTGCCACGATCAACATTTGAGAACAAGGTAACAAGTCTATCCAAGAAGACACAAGGAACTCTTATAATTAAAGAGTATCCTACTGCTTCGGCACACTCGGGACATTTCAAGGCACTCTTAAATGAACTTGCTCTTAAGAAATCATTTAGACCTGATATTATTTTTATTGACTACCTTAATATTTGTGCTTCCTCTAGGCATAAAGCAAATAGTTCTGTCAATTCTTATTCATATATCAAATCAATTGCAGAGGAACTTCGGGGACTCGCAGTTGAGTTTAATGTTCCGATTGTTTCCGCTACCCAGACTACTCGTAGTGGTTATGGCAACTCTGATGTTGAACTTACTGATACTTCTGAGTCCTTTGGTCTCCCTGCTACTGCTGATCTTATGTTTGCCCTTATTTCTACTGAAGAGTTGGAGGGGTTAGGTCAGATTATGGTGAAACAGTTGAAGAATCGTTATAATGACCCAACAATCTTCAAGCGTTTTGTGGTTGGTATTGACCGTGCCAAGATGAGACTTTATGATGTTGAGCAATCTGCACAAAAAGACATAGTTGACAGTGGACAAGAAGAAGAGTATAATTATGAAGAAAGCAAACCTAAAAAATCATTTGAGGGATTTAAATTTTAATGACGCAACGAATTGACTTTAGTAAATATCAAAACTTTGTAGATGCTGTTACAAGTGACGCATCCAAAGATTTTCTTGCCCTTTCTGACCGCATGGTTGCATTAGATGAGAAAGGTGCAAATATTGAACGACTTCTGACTGCCTCTGTTGGTATTAATGCTGAAGGTGGTGAGTTTTTGGAAATCGTAAAAAAAATGGTCTTTCAGGGTAAGTCCTGGAATGATGAAACTCGAACTCACCTGATTAAGGAACTTGGTGATACGATGTGGTATGTTGCCCAAGCTTGTATTGCCCTCGATGTTTCTTTTGATGAGGTAATTCAAACAAATATTGATAAACTAATGAAGCGTTATCCAGACGGTTTCTTTGATGTTTATTATAGTGAAAATCGTGAAGAAGGAGACATCTGATGGCAAAATCTGTAACTATTAAAATGGATGTTCGTTCTGCTGCGGCAGTTCGTCAACTTCTTTTTGAACACCAAAAAGGATACACATACGATGAGACTTCTGTTCCTCCTCGTATTTCTGATATTCGTGCAGTAATTACTGAACTTGACGAAAAGATTGGTGCTATTGTAGAATAAATAAATGAATGATAAATAGCTCTGTAATATGAGCTATACTATAATGGTTAGGTCAGCATCTCCATCTAAAAATGCTCTTAGGATGCGTAACTGGCGTCTTAATGCAAAACAAATACTTGTGGAGCAAAAAGGTGGTAAATGCTCTAAGTGTGGATACAATAAATGTATTGGTGCTTTAGATTTTCATCATCCTGAAGGTGAAGAAAAAAAGGATAGGTCTATTCTAATGAATGTTAGGTCATTAGAAAAAGTTATCGAAGATGCTGAACCTCTCATTCTTCTTTGTGCTAATTGTCACAGAGAAGAACATTATTATAATGATTATTCGGGGAATTAGCACAGTCTGGTAGTGCGCCTGCTTTGCACGTAGGAAGTCAGGAGTTCGAGTCTCCTATTCTCCATTTTAACCACTAAATATTTAAAAAGTCTTATGGCAGATTTTAATAAAGGTGATGTTTCTGAGGCAATTCTTGCATGTGCTATTGCAGCAAGATTTAAAAAAAGATTGGATGTCACTAAATTTGGTAAGGAAGCAGTTATAACTTTGAATCAGTTGCCAATAGTAAATTTGAATGATGTGCAAAGTATATTGAGAGATGTAGTTGGTAATAATTTTGTTGCCAATTATTCTCTTAAAGATAGTGATGCTATAAAAAAACTAAAAACTGATATTACTGATTCATTAAGTGTTGATGCCAGTATTCCTGCAAAAAGTGCAGCTTATTTGTCTAAAGAAATAAATTGGGCGAATCTTTCTGATATTTTTCAATCTGCTGTAAGTAAAGTTAATTCTGATACTAGAATTACTCAGAAAACATATAAAACTCAATTTAATCTAAAAGAAGATACAATAATTGTATCTGGAGTAGGGACAAAAGACCAGAAGGGCACAAAGGTTGATATAAGAATTGATATACTTACACCTTCTGGAAATATGAGACCTAGAACCAGCAGTCAAATTTCTTTAAAATATGATGCACCACAATTTGCTCAATCTGTGGGATTAGAATTTGGTAAATTTTCAAGTATATTTGAACCACTTGGAATATCCGATTATTTGAATGATGAGGCGATGTTTAATGCTGCAATTTATGGTGTTTATCCTGATATTTTAGGTAAAAGATTTAATAATAGAAATTCAATCACATCATCAAATGAAGTTAAAGCTTTAAAAGAAACTGCGAGAAAAATTTTTGGGGGTAGAATATTAAAGGAATTAAAAATCAAATTAAATTCAGCAGCGTTTAGAACGCTACTTGCACAGTATTGTATAGAAAAAGCCACTAAAAATGAAAGTGGTGTTGAATTGGTTAAATTTATGCCCGGTGGAAGAGTTTCCACTCAGAAATTTGGACAGAGATTTGTCGAGAGTATAACCTCTACTGAATTTGATGCACAATTTTTAGATAATGTTGAAGATCCAACAGTTGTAATTTTCACCAAGGGTGGAAGCAATAAGACTGATAAACTTATTCAATTTAGATATAGAACGGATGCTAGAAGTATTGCATCTGAAAATAAGTATGTGATTCAAATGAGAACCTATGTTGAATCTGGACCATTATTGTATCACATTTAATATGAAAGAACTCCAATTATTCCTTAATAATGTTCTTGATGTTTTTACCACCAAGAAGTCAAGACCAAAAGATGTTTTTAATGATTTTATCAAGTATTTTTACTTTACTCTTGATAAGGAAATTAAAGATAATAAATCAGATTTGTTAAAGAATAAATATATTAAGATTAGAAAGAATGGTCTTAACTATATTATTGCAAATGAGAAGTCAATAATGTTAGGCATTCGTAATAGAATCAAAAAATAAGAATGAAAAGTTTTTTCCAATTTATTTCAGAAACAACCGCATCTCAACAAGCGCAGCGTCTTGGTCTTGTTGGAGATAATCATGGTGGTTGGTATGATAGGCAGGGAGAATTTGTAGCAAAAACAGAACTTGGTAAACTTAAGTTTTTTAATAAGCGCCAAAAAATTGGTGGAAAAGACCCAGCACAAACTGAAAAAGAAAAAACAATTGCTTCACCAGAATATAATGATCCAGCACTAGTGCAGCAACAAGCAGCACAGCAGCAAGTTCAACAGCAACCAGCACCAGAGCAACAACCTGCTGCACAACAAGCATCTGCACAAGAACCACAGCAACAAGTTGGACCTCCTCCAGTTCCAAAAACAAAAGGAACTCTTACAATTGCTTTTGGTCGATTCAATCCTCCTACGATTGGTCATCAACAATTAATGGATGTTGCTGCTCAGTCTGCACAAGCAGATGGTGGCGATTATCTGATTTTCCCATCCAGAAGTCAGGATAAGAAAAAGAATCCTCTAGATGCTGATACAAAAGTTTCTTATATGAGGAGAATGTTCCCTGCTCATAGTGAAAGAATTGTAAATGATGCTAATAGTAAAACAATCTTTGATGTCCTTAAAAAGGCACATAATGATGGATATACGAATGTAAGAATCGTTGGTGGATCTGATAGAGTAAAAGAATTTGACAAATTGGCAAATAGTTATAATGGTCAACTATATGCTTTTGATAATGTCGAAACAGTCTCTGCTGGAGATCGTGACCCTGATGCAAAAGGTGTTGAGGGAATGTCAGCATCAAGAATGAGACTTGCTGCCGCTGAAGGAGATTTCCGTAAGTTCAGGGAAGGTCTTCCTCCCGACATGAAGCGTAAGGATGCACAAGAACTTTTTGATACAGTTCGTTCTTCTATGAACATTAAAGAAGGGTGGGATATTTGGCAGATTGCTCCTAAGTTTGACTTTAGAACTTTAAGAGAAAATTATCTAACCGAATCTATTTTTAGAATTGGAGAAATTGTTGAAAATTTAAATACTGGAATGGTTGGTCGTATTATTCGTAGAGGAACAAATTATCTGATTTGTGTCACAGAATCTGGTATGATGTTCAAATCTTGGATTAAAGATTTATCCGAATATACTGAGGTTAAGATGGATAGAAAGATGAGAGATAAGATTCATCCAAATACTCTGGAGGGAACTTTTGGTGCATTTAAACATTTTTCTGATATGACACCGGGAGCAATTGGAACAGGGAAGAAAAATATACAAACAGGTGGAAAACCATATGATATTCGTTATTTCATAAATAAGTATAGAAAAAAATAAGTAGTTACATTTTCTCATGAAAAACCATATTGCTGAAGAATTGCCAGCAAGAAAATTTGCTCCTGCTTCTTCTGCTGCATCTCCTGCCGCTAAAGATGGTCAAAAGGAAGGCGGTGGTAAGTCTCCAGAAAAAAGAGTAAAGCAGGCAATCTATGATATTCGCTATCGTGCTAGAAGAGAAGATCTTCCCATTCGTCAAGCATATTCGCAATATATGCAAAATAGTAGCATGAGTCAATTAGAAAAGACTGCTGTTAAGCAAAAATTATTTGGTAAGGGTGGAATGCAATCAGAAGATTTTCATATTGAAGAGTTTGCTTCTAATTGTGTAGCAAATGCTCTTTATAGAGTATTTGTTGAAGGTGTTAAAAAAGAAGAAGAACCAATCGTCTTGACTTATGTTGAGGAGATGGAAACTTCGGAGCATAGAAAATATAAAGTAAGAGTTACTGATAAGAATGGTAAGTCTTATGTAAGATATGCAGATCGTGCAAAGATTTCTCAACTTCGCTCAAATCCAAATATTGAGTCAGTTGAAATGACTGGATATGGTGAACCTTATGAAGGAGAGAAAAATAAAGGAGAATTGACTGCAAAGGCAAAGCGTGGTGAAAAATTAGATCCAGTTGGAAAAGAAGATTCTGATGTTAATAATGATGGTAAAGTAGATAAGACTGACGACTATCTTAAGAATCGTAGAAATGTTCGTGGTGCTGCGATTGCAAAGGAAGCATTTATTGCAGATGCTGCAACCGCAGGTAAAGACCAAAATGATAAGCAGATTAAACCTATGCCTAAGGGTCAAAAAAATAATGTTGTAATTGCTCCTGGACCCAAAAATTTGATGGCTCACAACGAACTAGAAGGTGAGCAACTTGATGAAAAGATTACTGCTAATACTGATATGGGTATGGCAATTAAAGATTTTCAAAAATCTAAATCACCACAATTGGCAGGAAGAAGCAAGGAATCAAGAAGAGATGCTGCGATTGCTGCTGTTCTTACTGCCCGTAGAGGTGGTAAAAAACTAGGTGAAGAAACATCCTGTGAAATGGATGACAAATCAAAAACAAAAAAGAATGAAGGTCAAGAAGATCCAAGAGCAATTCCAACAAAAGTAAATCTTATTAAGAATAAGTTGAGAGCACTTGGAGCAAAAAATCCTATGGTAATGGTTACAACTGAAGGGACTGCCGATGATGCTCTTGCTATTATGAGAAAGAAAATTGCCGACAAGCATGGTGCAAAGGCAATTATCGGTTCTCCCGAAAACAAAAAGGATACTGAAGAGAGGAAAGCAGAAGCAGAAAAAAAACCAAAACCTAAGAGAAAACTTCAAGGATATAGCATTCCTGGAGCACCTAAAGAAAAATCATATAACGATTGATAAATAATCCAGGTTTCTTCACACGAGGTCATTATGTCGGCAGCAATCGCATGGGCACTTGCTAATCAGGCACTTATCGCAACTGTACTTTTTGCAGTTTCGGAAGCACTTGGAGCAAATCCAAAAGTAAAATCAAACGGTATTCTTTCACTCATTCTTATTCAAGCACAAAATGCTCTGAAAGCAAAGGGTGCAAAAGACATTACTCCCTGAGTTTTTTATCCATAAGCATATGGGGGAGACCAAAAGTAAAGGTCTCCTTTTTTTATAAATATTACTAGAAAAAGAATTATAGGTAAAGCACATGTCACTTTGGGGCATTTCAACAGCATCTGAAACTGCGGCAAATAATTATGCGATTCCAAAATTCCAACTTGAGACTGACCGTAACACAAGTCCTTGGAATACATTTGCGGATGTTCGTGGTTGGGTTCAGAGAAGATATAAAACTACAGTAAATTCTGGAATTTCTACTCGTTATTTTGACGAAGTTTTAGTTCCTGTTACTGGAATTAATAGTACTAATCTTGGTGGAACTACTGGTATTGGTACTGCTGCTCCAGTTGCAGTTTTCTTTGAAGATCCTAACTTAGCATCACCAATTTCTGTCGGTGGTGGTGGAACAACTGGTATTGCTACAAATACTACTGGGTATGTTCATGTTGTGTTTAATGAACTTGTCTTTGCAAGTGCTGGGTCAACAATTCGTATTCGTACTTTTGATGCTAATGATGCTAACGAATCGACATCTCTTACTGGATATGCAGCATCAAACACTGCAACACAATATGCTTGGGCAGGATCAGCAGCTGCTCATGGATCACCAGATGTGTATACAAACTATAACGGTCAGATTACAAACAGAGTATCATTTGCATTTACTTCACCAAGTGCTGTTTTGGGTGCAAACGTTAATTTCCTAACCACACAAACAACTGCTGGACAAACCGTTGGTTCTGCTGGAACAGTCATTTGGACCGATTCCGTAGCAGGTGTTGTTGCTGGTGTAAGTTCAATTCGTGTTGGTGCAGCAATTACTAATGTTCCTGTTGTTTCTATTGGTGATACTTTTGTCAGAATTGCACCTGCAAGCGCGATTGCTGGAACAATTGCTGCTGGTGTTGCAGTTACTTTCAGTACATTTACAAGAGCAACAAAACTGAAAATCGACCCAGGATTTGGATTTGTTGGTGTTGTTACTGATGGTTCAAATGGTGTTGGAGTAATTAGTTCTTTCTCATCACAATTTGGAGACGTTCTTATTCGCAACGTTGGTGGCGCAGGAACAACTGGATCAGTTGGTATCGGAACTACTACATTAACCGCTAGATAAAATATGATATGAGATTTGATGAATTGAATGAAAATAATTATTTGTTATTTGCTATAAAATTTTATGATAATCCTCAAGCAGTGACTATGGAGGATTTTGAATCTGATTTGAAGCGAATTCGTTATGTAAAAAGATTATTGAAGAGATATAAGAATACGGGTGAATTGAAGACTCATTTGATTCTCAATCACTTAACAATTCTCTTTAATGTCTTTAATGATGCTGCTGTTCCCTTATTGTTTTATAATTTAGAAAGTGAACTCTGGCCATCTATTAAAAGTTTTCTTCTTTTTCTGAATAGATTGCCAGAATATCCAAGAACACAAATTCACAATATAGAACAAGATTATGATTGTTTATCTCAATTGCAAGCAATCTGATGAATAAAATAGATAAATTAATTGATATAGTTCACCAACTTCGTGAGGATAATGGGGGCACTGCTCCAACAAATAATGCTTCTGGTGGAAATATCGCTGGTTTGCCACCTGATTCTCCCCCAGTTGATTTGAGAAAAGGTAGAAGAAGAAATTGGAATCCTTTCTTTAAAAATCTTGCAAAAATGCAAAGAAGAAAACCTCCACAATAATTAATCCAATGTACAGTCCCTCTCAAACAATAGAAACAAAGGTTGCAATCCTTGAGGAAAAGATTCATACTACTGAGCAGTTGATGCAACGTATTGAGAGTGCGATTGAAAAAATAAGTGAAGTAAATGCAAATGTAACTAAAATGCTTGTAGTTCATGAAGAAAAAATTAATAATGGTGAAAAGATAGAAGATATACTCTTTACGAAGATTGACCAATTAAAAGATAAGATGGATAAGGACCATAACGCAGTATTAGCAAAGTTACAAGGATTAGAAAAAAAGGTTTGGGTGGGTATTGGAGTTCTGGCAGCAGCAAGTTTCACAATCAATAATTCGGGATTAGTCACACACATCTTGACACAGGGGCAAGACAACGGTAGAATAGAGAGACTGAAATAAGCATCCTTTATAATGGATTTGATTGACTCCAAGTATATTGGATTAGTATCGTCTCGTCTTCAAAAATTCAAAAGGGTTAAGTCGGATTTGTACACGTTCCGTTGCCCCATTTGTGGAGATTCTCAGAAGAATAAGAATAAGACAAGGGGATACATTTACCCAGTCAAGAATAATACAAACTTCAAGTGTCACAACTGTGGAGCAAGTTTATCATTCAATAACTTTCTCAAACAGATAGACCCAACACTTCATAAACAATATACTCTAGAAAAGTTTAAGGAAGGTCATACTGGTAAGAATTTTGTAGTTGAAGAACCAGTATTTGAGTTTAAGAAACCTACTTTTAAGAAAAAATTAGATTTACCAAAAGCATCAGAGAATCCTATTGCCAAACAATATCTTGAGAAGAGACTTTTAAATCCTGAAAAGTTTTATTTTGCTGACAAATTCCAGGCATGGACTAACACACAAAAACCCACATTTAGTAGGATTGTGAGAGATGAAAGTCGCATAATAATACCATTACACACTAGAGAAGGTGAAATCTTCGGATTCCAAGGAAGATCTCTAGGACCTAGTAATGTTAAATATATCACAGTGATTTTAGATGAGAGTATTCCCAAAGTTTATGGACTAGACGAGGTAAGTATAGATGAAACAATCTACGTCACAGAAGGACCATTTGATTCGACGTTTGTCAAAAATGCCATCGCAATGTGCGGATCGGATATTCTACTCGATAGTCTTAATTTGGGTGACGATATTGTGTACGTCCTTGATAATGAACCCCGCAATAAGGAAATCTGCAATAGGATTTCTAAACTCATCGACGGAGGTAAAAAAATAGTCATCTGGCCAAAAGCAGTTCAGCAAAAAGATATTAACGATATGGTGCTCGCTGGACTTTCTGTTATGAATGTGTTAAAATCAAATACATATAGAGCACTCGAAGCAAAAATCAAATTCAACGAATGGAAGAA